GAGTTGCCCATCCCCATCGCGGCATAGTTGCCGTCGATGAACGGCGTGGTGAAGTTGATGCCGTAGTCGCCGTCGCCGCAGTCGGCGATGCTGGCGACGTTGTTGCCCGCGCCCACGGGGCACCGCTTGAGCACCCCGCTGCCGCTGGTGGTCGCGCTTGTCCCCGCCGTCACGGTGAAGGTGCTGCTGGTGGGGACGGTGGCGACGATGAAGGTGTTGTCGGTCGCAGTGCCGGAAGTGAAATCGATGTTTACGATGTGGCCCACCTGCAGGCCGTGATCTGCCAAGGTGACCGTGATCGTGGTGCCGGACTGGCTGTAGGTCGCGGTCTGGTTGGCCGCAGCGGTGCCGTCGAAATGCACCCAGGTCGGCGCAAACGACACTCCTGCCGCCAGCTTCTCCGGCGTGACGCACCCATTCTTGAGGTCTGGTGTGTCGATTGTTCCGTCCGACACCATCGCGCCGGGGATCCTTTGTAATGGCATAAGTTAAGTTGCGGCGATTCTGTACTGACAGACAAAAGACACGTTGCCAGTGCCTGCGCTTCCAGAGGTGAACTGGAAGACAGCCCTCTGAGAGGATGCTTCAGCAATGATAAATCCGCTGAGTGGGTTGTTTCCTTGCGTGCCGGAAATAACACCCGCAGCCTGGTTTACAGTTTGAAAACCGCCGGCCTCAGCATTGATGGGGATTCTTAGGCCAAAGGAAACTGGCCCGCCTCCGGTTGTTGTATAGACAATGCGGCCCGACATCGTTACGGCATTGCCTACTCTCGCGTAAGAGCCGTTGACCATTGAGACATCAGAGCAGTTAACAGGGCTGGTGATTGCAGGTGCCCAGTCCCCTCCTGATGTAATGAAGTCCGGCGAAACAGCGGGGGCGCCCACTGCCCCCGGAGCCAGCTTGGGGGCAGTGACAGCTTCGTTGCGCAGTTTGACTGTCGTTACCGTGTCATCGGCCGGAGCCCCGGCCGCAGCGACTGCCAGCGCCAGCACGCGCACGCGGGCACCCGCGCCAGGGGCCTCAGACAGAGTGACGGTCAGCCCGTCCTGGCTGATGCTGTATTCGCTGGTCGGCTGCACCACCCCGTCAACCGTGATCAGCGCCGACGGCTTGTTGATGATCGGCGAGGTCAGGCCAAACGACACCTGGCCTGCGGTTGCAGTGAACATGGTCTCCACCTGCACCGAACCCTGGACGTAGCGGGCGTCGGATTCGACCTTGGTGTAGCGATCGCCGAGAGCGGTGTTGATTGAGGCCAGGCTGTTGGCCACCGTGCCGGCGAAGTTGGCATCATCGCCCAGTGCTGCAGCCAGCTCGTTGAGGGTGTCCAGTGCGCCTGGCGCGCCGGCGATCACGTTCGCGATGGCAGCACTGATCAAAGCCTGCACCGCCGTGGAGGTGGGCCTGTCAACCATGTCGCTGTCGATTGCATCGAGCGCCAGGCGCAGCCGCTCAACGTCATTCGCCAGCATGTTGGCGACGTGTGGCTTGGGATACGACCGGTTGGCTGTCGTTTGATCGATCGTCATGTCACACCACCACCACGCGCAGGTTGCGGACGCGCGGACGGTTGACCGTGTTGCCGGTCAGCGTCAGCCGAACGCGGGTATTGGTGATCGAGACGGTGCCGGAGGTGTAGGCGTATTCGACCAGGCCATCGCCAAGCTGGGTCGCCACCGGATTGCTTAGGGTCTGGTACGTGCCAGGGGTGCTGGTTTCGTAGGCCGCCTGGACCAGGGCAGAGCCGGGCACAAGCGCGTCGAAGATCACCTTGACCACCTTGCTGGTGCCGACCGGGATCTGACGGGTGACGTAGATGGCGCTCTCGTCGAGGTCACCCCGGATCTGCTGAGCGCCGGGGTAGAGCACGGGCGACTCGAACTCGTTGCCGGTGAGCCTGGCGACCAGGGCGAAGTCAGCCGTCTGGCGAGTGTCGAAGCTGATCGGCTGGCCGGGCTGCGCGCGGAAGATGGTGCCGTCACCACGGCGGAACTTGAACGCCAGGCTGGTGGCAGCAGTCGGCCGATCGAACGGTGCGACGCCGAGCAGGTCCGAGATGTTGGTGGCAGCAGCGCTGCCGAGCTCCACTTCGCGGGTGGTGCTGGTGAACCGTGCGCCGACCAGCCGGAAGCGCAGATCCTTCTCCTGATGCGGCGTCCAGGTGGAGGCGTTGCTGCTGCTCAGCAGCAGGCCCACGGTGTAGGGCTGGCTGGTTACCCACTGCTGCTCGGTGGCGTCGTACTTGCCCAGCTCGGCCACGGCGACGGCGTGATTGGCGTCGTTGGTGAGCAGCACCAGGGCGTACTCACGGCTGCCCTCCAGCCAGACCGGGGTGTCGAATGTCGCCCGCACCCAGTTGGCGGTCGTGTCGATGTCGGCCGCCCGGATCCGCGCATCGGCCAGGACGGTTTGAGTAGGGAAGCCGTTCTCGGTTTCACGGATCTCCACCTGGACCGGCTCGCCGCCGCCCTTGGTGGTGAAGGTGATGTCCACGGCCGTGACGTGCCGGCCGCGGGTGAGGGTGAAGGTCTGCGCCAGCGGGTCGATGGGGCGGCCGATCGCGCGGGTGCGGACGATGCGCCGCACCAGCAGCTCGCCGCGGCCGGTGAACTGACCAGCGCCGTAGGTGCCGCCAGCGCCGGTGAACTCGACCAGCTTCGTGCCGGCGGGGACGTTGGCCGGGATCGTGAACTGCCCCGTCAGGATGCCGTTGCTGTTTGCTGAGAGTGGCATTGCTCAGGCCTCAGAGGGGGGTGATGTCGATGCCGTCGAACTCGAGTAGGACCAGCTGTTCGCCAGCGCCAAAGCCCTCGACGATGAACTCAACTGCGATCTGGCGTAGGAACTCCAGATCGGTGCGAGTCGTTTCGACCAGCTCCCTGGTGAAGGTTATCGTGCGGTCGCCGCTGCGGGCCACGAGGGTCGGGTCGATGAACCGCCGGGTCTGCTCGGTCACCATGTTCTCCACCACGGTCCACTGATCGACCGAGGGGTTCAGGGTGACCAAGGCCGGCGGCGGGGCGAAGGCCTGGTAAGGGTTGATCTTCATGCTCCCCGTCCGCAGCCGCTGAACGATCAGGAACTCATCCTGGTAGGGCAGCAGCCAGGTGGCCTTGTGGTTCTGCGATGCGGCGACGTTGGTCGAGGCGATCGGCAGCTGCAGCTCACCGTCGATGATCACCGCATCCTGGGTGATGCCCTCATCGCGGAGGTCATCGTCGAAGAACGGATCGACGAAGACGCCGGACTTGCTGGTCGGCTCACGGCTGGAGATGTCGGTCTTGAGGCGCTCCAGGGCGATGAGGCCAAACAGCTCGACGATGGAGTTGCGAACCTTGCGCAGCTCGCCCATGTCGGTGACGCGGATGGCGTCGTTGTCCACCTTGGCCACCTGCCCCCAGGCGTTGGTGATCGTCGCCAGCGCCAGCAGCGAACTGGGCACGAACGGCTTCGGGCTGCCGAACCTGGAGCTCTCACCCTTGATCCGGATGAACTCGCCGATGCTGTTCACCGCCAGGATGTCGGTGCGGGGCAGCTTCCAGATGTAGTCGACAAGGATCAGCGTCCCAGCGACTGCACCGGTCACGGAGAAGGTGCCAGCGGCGAGGTTGATGCTGGTCGGGGTGACGCTGGTCAGGTAGCGGTAGGTGACCGAGTAGGTGCTGCCGGGAGCGGGCTCAGCGCCGGCAGGGGACCAGCTGATGGTGTCGCCCACCAGCAGGTAATCGGTGGTGGCGGTGTAGGTGGTGGCGCCCTGGGTGACCGACTGGATGCTCAGGATGGCGGTGTCGGGGAACGGATCAGTGCCACCGGAGAATCCGCCGCGGTTCACAGTGACGGTCTTCTCCGCCGTGATCACCACGTCCTGGATGGACGACAGCGGCTTGTAGTTCAGGGTGATGGTCTGGGCCGAGGCGGTCGCTGAGCTCTTGGGCTCATTGGCGATCGACTCAAGGTCTGGATCTTCGGCGTAGCTGAGGCGGGTTGAGGTGAGCTTGTCGACCTTGAAACCGAGGACGTTGGCGACGCCATCGTTGACGGTGAACACCTGGCTGCCGCTGACCATGCCAGCCGGCTGGACGTCCATGCCGCGCACGGCGTAGTTGCCGTTGCTCTCGCGGTCGTAGCGAGCGATCAGCTGCAGGACCGGATCGAGAACCGGCGGCTGGGTCTGGGTGAGCAGCGAGCCATCGCGAACGGTGTAGACCGGGTAGAAGTCGCCGGTGCCACCATCGCCCGACCAGCCCCAGGCGGCGAGGCGGCGGAGGCGGCCAGCGCCGGGCTCCTGATAGTTGCGGGTGCCAACAGCTGGATCTCGCAGATCGGGATCTTCGAGTTCAGTGATCTCCGTGGTGGTGATGCGGATCCCGATCTGCAGCTCGCCGACCACCGGGATGGTGAAGGTGGCAGCTGCTACCTCTCGGACTGCGCCGACCACGTAGATGGCGCCGGCTTCCATCTGGGTGACGCCGGTCACCGGGTCGATGATCGCCTGGCCGTTGCGGATGACCGCGCCATCCTTGAACAGGACATCAGCGATGCGCTTGAGCCGATCGAACTGGGTCGCCTGGATCTCGTTCAGCTCGGCGGACTGGAGGCCCTTGGCAGCGCGGAACAGGAGCTCGTCGTAGCGATCGCTCGGGTTGAAGCGGTTGTAGTAGCCGGTGAGAGGCATCAGAAGGTCACCACGAACTCGAATAGCTGACGGGTTGTGATCTCCCGCACGATCGGCGCCCGCCGCTCGATGACCAGCAGGATGCCAGGCTGTGCGACCTGAGCTGGTGCCAGGTAGAACTGGCCCAGCGGGACGCCGGCCGCGGCCACGGTGTCAAGGAAGATCGCCTGCTCGCGCACGGTTGAACCAACCGCGTCCTCGAAATCAAAGTGGAACTTGAAGTAGAGGTTGCTGGTCGGCGTCTGGGTGGTGGCGAACCGGCCTTCAGGCACGCTGATCGGGCCGACGGCATCGGGAGTGCAGTATTCGACCTCAGTGGCCCTGCGCCGTCCGATCTCGGCCGCCAGGGCCGTGGCGTTGTTAGGTGGGGGCGGAGGGGTGCTGCCCCAGTTCACGTCCCCGGATCCCCATGCGAGGTGGGCTGTGCGCGCCTTGATCGCTGTTGCGATCGCGATGCGGCCGGATGTGGGCAGGATCGCCGCCATGAAGCCCCTAGTTCCTCGTTGCCATCATAGGAGTCCCTCCAGCGGGCTCAGCGGTTGCGGATGAACTGGTCAACGAACCAGGCCCGGTGCTCGGGAGGCTTGTTAGCGGCTTCCATGATGATCAGCCGCTGCTCAGGCGTCACTGAGTATTGGTCCAGCAGCTTGAGCACTGCTGCAGGTGTAGTTACTTGGGCCATGGGTTGATTAGTTCGCAACAGTCAGCATCCTGAAGCCAGGTCCCCCGCTGTCCGGGGCGCCAACCTGGACCTTCTTCAGCGATCCGCCGACGCGAATCCAGACTGCATCGCCTGCGTCTCCATCGACACGGAACTGTTCTCGGCTGCTGCCAGCAAAGCACTCCAGCAGGCGGCCAGAATCTCCTCCCCACTGTGTTTCGATTCTGACGCCTTTTGCGTTCGGGAGATTGAGTGTCGTGCGGAAATAGGCTGCGTACTCGTGGAACGGGGCATCGGCGCAGATACCGTACAGCCAGCCGTAGGTCGTACTTACGCTGGAAATGTAAAGCCCGGTGTTGCTGTTTGTCACAGGGCTGGCAGCTTGCGCCCAGTATGCGGTGACGTTTTTTGCGCCAGCCTGCCCTGGTCGCAGCGCGGGCATCGTGTCCGTTGGGATGCAATCAGCTTCAATGCAGACCAAGTTGTCCGGGTTGTTACCTCGGACTGACGCAGCGACTGCATTTATGGAAAAGCAATCTCGGTTATTCTGGCCTGCAGGTGCGTTGCTTTGAGCAAGGAACGATGCGCCAACCAGATTCTGATGAACGCTGCCGCCAGCAACTCGTGCAGTGTCTGTATAGACGCGCCCAATGATGCAGTTTTGCGAGCCGGTTTCCGCGCCGTAGACAACGGTCTCAATCTCCAGCGGCGCGCTGTTCCTTAGATTGCCCCAGTCGGAGGAGTCAGCGGGATTGCTGTTTGTATGCCGCTCGATGTAGATGGCTGGAGTTTTTTTGTCGAGATCCGTCCTTGGAGCCGTGCTGTTTCCTTGAATCAAGGAGATTTGCGGTACAGTCGGAATGACCGGAGAGCCGTTCAGCTGGCCCTTTTGAGGCGTGAACGGCAGAGTGCCAGTGCCGGTAAGCGAAGCTCCGGCCTCAAAGATCCAGCGGACTTCCGTGGCATTGCCGAGAACCGGAGATGCGGCCAGCCTGTAAGTGCCTTTGGGAACCCGGCAAGTTACGCTGCCTGTCAGATCAAGAATCTTCTGAAAAGCAGTGGCGTCATCTGCCACGCCGTCGCCAACGGCACCGAAGTCCCTGACGCTGACGGCATCCTTCAGCTTGCTATCCACCGTCCGCGCGACAGCACCAGTGCCGGTCTGGGTGAACGGCGCCTGGCCAACCAGCGTTCCGGGTTTGATCCGCTTGTTCTTTGCCGCCATAGTCGGTTCACTGACATCAACGATCGGCAGGTAATCGTCAGCTGCTGGGTCCAGCAGAAGGGGATCTCCAGAAATCGGGCGAGGCGTGTCGCTCATGTCAGTAGCCCTCGTGCGCCATTACGCTGGAATCTTCTCTCAGCATAGCTCCGCCACTCTCGCGGGCGTACACCCGCGCGAAGGTGCCTTGCGTTGTGCTGCTTGCGATCACGTTTGCATTGCCCCAAGTCTCTCCTGCCAGCCCATAGTCCTCTCTCCCGATCGGTTTACCGTCTTCAGTCAGCAGTAGCGTGCCGTCCTCGCGACCCAGCACTTCGTTTCCTGCTGCGATCACACGTGGGCCCCAGGTTGCTGCCGCCCACGTCTGGCCCTCGTATCTCACGCTCACGCCCTGCTGCACCGTGAGCAGACTTGGGCGGTTGATCACGTGCCAGTCTTCGTCCAGCACGCTCTGATCAAGGAGGAAGCGATCGCCGTTCCTCACCAGCGTGCTGATCACTGCCGTGTGCACGCTGCCGACAGTCGCGTTCACCGCAACCAGGCTGGACAGGATCTGCCCGTAGCTGATCTGCGGCCAGTCCGGTCGCGGTCGCACACCGCTGTGGTCGCTCAGGATTCCGCCGTCGCTCAGCAGGCTGTCATCGAGAACGAACCGCCGGAAGTCGTAGACCGCGTAGATCCGCTGGAGCCGTGAGCGCACCGGCGAGCTGATCCGGCACAGGCCGATGATCGCGTTGATGAGATTCTCGCCCTGCGTCGCCGCCGTCAGGCCCAGCTGGTACTCCGCCCACCGGTAGGTGCCAGCCTCAGACTCCTCCAGCGTCGCGACCAGTCCGATCCAGCTCAGGCCGATCTTCAGCGCCGCCGGCGTCCCGCGCACTCGCTGCCACAGCACACCCTCGGCGATCGCCTGGCGCTGGTCTGACAGGTACGGCAGCAGTTCGCCCAGTCCGTACTCGTAGATCAGCCACGGCACCACGCCGTCGGGGATGTTGATGCGCTTGGCGGTGCGGATCGTTGGCACCGGCCGCCCGATGCGCTCCAGGAAGCTGCTTGCTCGCGACAGGTCGCGCTCAAGCTGCGTCGCGTTCGGCGGCAGCAGGTCGTATCGACTCATCGATCACGGCCCGCCAGCGTCAGCGTGATGCTGCCCAGTGCCGGCGCATCACTCGCCGAACACACTACGTTCGCTGTCGGCGCTGTCAAGACCACTCGCTGCACACCCTCGGGGTGGAGCTGAGTGATCAGCCAGCTGGTCGTCACGTCCCAGCCCAGGCCGGACTGCGCGGCAAAGGCATCTTTCAGCCGCTGCTCCAGGCCCTCGAACACCGCCTCATGGGTCCCCGGGTACAGCCACACCTGGGCGGTCACATCCACCGGGATAATCGTGGCGCCTTCCACCGTCACGGTGTCGGTGAGCACGCGCACGTCATCAGCCTGGAGGCGATCATCGACCGCATCGAGCAGGTCCTGGCTGGCGAGGCCTGCACCACCGGCTTGATCCACCGCCGCCACGATCCGCGCGCGGTAGGCGGCATCGCTCTCGCCGGTCGTTCGCGTCACGCCGAAGTTCTCGCCGAGCACGTCGAGCGTCTCGCCGGTGGCCGTCGCCACCTCATAGGCCTCGTCGCTCAGGATCGACACCAGCACCTCGCCCGGCGCCGGGCTGCTCACCGCTGCGTCCTTCACTCGGTCGTCAGCCGTCAGCGCCTGGTAGCGGTACCAGGTCGCGCCGCCGGCAGTGCTGCTGCCCATGATCCGCTCAATGGTGCGCAGCCGCAGTGCTTCGTCGTCTTCATCCAGCAGCCTGGTCACGCCATAGAAGGCGGCCAGGTTGTCCATGTCGGCGCCGATCGCAAAGCGCAGCAGCGTGGCCCGCAGCGCATCGTTCACCCGCTGCCTGAGCGTCAGCTCCCGCGCGGCCGCCACC